CTTACGCAGGTACTAGAATTAAAATTCACGGAAAAGAATTCCGCATAATAAACGACGATACCGTAGAAGCAGTGGTCGATGACCCTCGTGGCTACGAACGCGCATAGGAGATTAGCATGGCTGAAATAATAAATGAAATACCCGACGAAGAAGAAATGGCCGGCGGTGAAGTAGAGGTAGATTTAGACGCAGGGAAGAAAGAAGTAGAAGCTGAAGCTAAACCTGAAAAATCTACAGCAGATGTTGAACGAGTAAAACAAAAGCCTAATGTAGCTCCTGACCAAGAAGAATTATTTGAAGTTGAAGAAGAAGACGATACTCCCCCTGCAGATAGAGGTAAAGATCCACTGCCAGAGGACATGGTTGAAACTTTAGAGAATGATACTTTAGAAGATTACTCTGAACGCGTTAAACAAAGAATGGCCCAACTTAAAAAAGTATGGCATGATGAAAGGCGTGCGAAAGAAGAAGCTGCTAGAGAAAGAGAAGAAGCAGTTAATTACGCACAGAAAGTATTAGGAGAAAATCAACAACTTAGAACTACATTAAGTTCTGGGGAAGAAGATTATTTAAAGACATTACAAGAAAAGTATACTTCAGATTTATTAGTAGCTAAACGAGATTATCGTGAAGCTTATGATTCTGGGGATACTGAAAAAATTATTGAAGCTCAAGCAGCAATGAATGATGCTCAATATAAAGTTTCTTCTGCACAAAATATTAGACCTCAATATAAATATGATAGACAAGAGGATCAAAATAGTGTACAAAGGAACTTAGAAAGCTTACAACCAAAAGCTCCAGCACCTGATTCTCGTGCCACAGAATGGCAGGAAAAAAATCAGTGGTTTGGTAAAGACGAAGAAATGACATCTTTAGCTTTAGGAGTACATGAAAGATTAGTTAGAAGTGGAATAGATCCTACTTCTACAGATTATTACCTTCGTATTGATGAGACGATGCAAAAACGATTCCCTGAGAACTTTAAGGGAAACTCGTTGGAACCGGAAAAACCGAGCCAACGCAAACCATCTAATGTAGTAGCCCCGGCAACGCGTAGTACCGCGCCAAAAAAAGTACGCTTATCAAAAACACAAGTTGCTTTTGCTAAAAAGCTTAAGTTAACTCCGGAGCAATATGCTAGAGAAATTTTTAAATTGGAGAACGCAAATGGATAAGGCAACAGAAAGTAACACAATAAAAAGAACTGACCGAGAAATGGAAAATAGAGAAAGTAAGGTTAAAGAATGGAAGCCAGCAAGTTCGCTACCAGAATTTAATCAGAAAGCTGGATGGTCCTATAGATGGGTTAGAAGTGCTTTACTTAATGAACCTGATAACATGAACGTTTCTGCAAAAATGCGTGAAGGCTGGGAACCGGTAAAACATTCGGAACACCCAGAGATTCAATTAGCGGCAGACCCTAATTCACAATACAAAGACGGTATTGAAGTTGGTGGTGTGCTATTATGTAAAATTCCCACTGAATTAATGGAACAACGTCAAGCTTATGTTGACAAAGCAACAAGGCAACAAACCGAGGCAGTTGATGCGCAGTATATGAATCAAAATGACCCTCGTATGCCTAAGTTTGCTGAAGGTCAAGAGACAGGCAGTACCAAATTTGGTAAGGGAAGTAAATAGGAGAAATATCATGGCAGCGACAGCTACCCCTTACGGACTTAGAGCCGTAAATCATCTAGGAGGTACCCCATATGCGGGTTCTACTAGAATGTATCCTATTGCATCGGCGACAGCTATTAACATTTACTACGGTTCAGTGGTTAATGTTTTAGGTACAGGCTTTTTAACTGCAAATTTAACAGTTGGAACAGCAGCAGCACCTTTTGTAGCAGGTACAGTAGGAGTATTTGTAGGATGTACATATACAGACCCTGGCTCAAACCAGGTAGTATTTAGACAAAACTGGCCAACAGGCACAGTAACAGCAGACGCAGTAGCTTATGTTATAGATGACCCAGCAGTAATTTTCCAAGTGCAAGCAAATGCAACAGTGGCAGCAGCAGCTTTAGGCTCATGTTGTTCTATAATTGCTCAAACAACAGCAACAGGAAATTTAACAAGTGGTAATTCAACAACAGCAGTTAACGCGGCTACAATTAGTGTAAATCAAGATGCGTTTAAAATTGTAGACTTTGTAGATTCACCTACATCTACAGTTGGTGATGCATTTACAGATTTACTTGTGAAATTTAACCCAGTAGCACATGCATACACTTCAGGTGTTGGCATTTAATTAAGGAGAACTAAAGATGGCAATTTCAAGAGCCCAGCTCCTTAAGGAGCTATTACCAGGACTTAACGCTTTATTCGGTTTAGAATATGCGCGTTACGGAGAAGAGCATAAAGAGATTTACGAAACTGAATCTTCAGACCGTTCTTTTGAAGAAGAAACAAAACTAGCTGGCTTTGCAGCCGCACCTCTGAAATCTGAGGGAGCAGCTATTGCATATGATAATGCACAAGAAGCTTTTACAGCTAGATACAACCACGTAACAATTGCTTTAGGCTTCAGTTTGACTGAAGAAGCAGTTGAAGATAATCTATATGATAGTCTTTCAGCTCGTTATACTAAAGCTCTTGCTCGTTCAATGGCAAATACTAAGCAAGTTCGTGCAGCTAATGTTTTAAACAATGGCTTCAACGGTGCTTTCTTAGGTGGCGACAACGTATCATTATTTGGTACTAACGCTGCAGCTGCTGTTGTTAATCACCCTACGGTGGCCGGTGGTACAAACTCAAACAGACCAGCAGTTGGTGTGGATTTATCTGAGGCAGCACTAGAAGCCGCAGTTATTCAAATCGCAGCTTGGACTGATGAACGTGGTCTATTAATCGCGGCTAAACCTCGCAGATTAGTTATTCCACCAGCACTACAATTTGTTGCAACTCGTTTATTAGATACTCAGCTTCGTCCGGGTACTGCTGATAACGATATCAATGCAATGAGAACAAATGGTTCAATTCCAGATGGTTATTCAGTAAATCACTTTTTAACCGATGCGAACGCATTTTTCTTAACTACCGATGTACCTAATGGTATGAAGCATTTTGAAAGAACACCATTAACTACATCTATGGATGGCGATTTTGACACAGGTAATGTTCGATACAAAGCCCGTGAGCGTTATTCATTTGGCTGGTCTGACCCGCTAGGTATTTGGGGTTCACCAGGTTCTTTCTAAATTGTAGAAAGTTCCACTCCCTGAAAAACCCAGCTCCTCTCTGCTGGGTTTTTCTTTTTTACGGTATAATATACACATGAAAATTGTTGATGCTTTTAAAAGTAATATAGTTATGGTTCCTGTTGTGGCCTCAGTAGTCGTGGGTACTTTCACGGGAATTAAATATATTGTGGAATTAACAGATACTATTGATAGAAATGCAACACGAATTGAACGATTAGAAACTAGTTTAACTGGTAATAAAGAAAAACTAAATGACTCTAAACAAGTTACAAATAAAGAGCTGGCAGAAGTTAAAGCCGACATAGCAAAAATAGAGGCCTCTATGAGAATGGGTGAAGATTTATATAGGGTGCTCGCAGACCAAGTTAGAGAACATTCTTATGATATTAAAGACCTTAATCGTTAAAATACTTATATTTTTAGCTGTATTTCCGGTAACTCCTACTATAGCACTCTTAACAACATTATATAGTTCTATAGCTTACAGTCGTAACGATTACCTTCAAGGTCAGTTTCAACAATGTAACAAAGGACAATTTTCTGTAGATTCATCTTATAACGAAAGAGATAATTCACATTCAAATAATTATCCTGGAAGTGCATCAAATAACAACTATGGCTATGGAGACGGTTCAGATAGACGAATAGGTGTTAGATGGACTTGGTTTTTAGGAAGTAATTGCACTGATTATACTCAAAGTTTAATACAGCAGAACATGGAATTAGCTCAACAATTAGAGTTAATTAAAATGTGTAAAAGATATAATAACAAAAAGCTACCACCACAATTTGCAACACTTGCTAAAAAATGTGAGGGAGT